CAACTACAAAGCAGACATTCTCAATCTCTACAGAAATGTCTACGCTGCGTCAGGCACGCCTATTTCATTCAGCGTTTCTAACTCCTCAACACCATCAGCACAGTCAGTTCCCGACATCGGTGTATCCGAGGACAACACAAAAACTCTAGGAATTACCGGCTCACTAGATGTCAACGCAGACGTTGATAATCTCTTCAACGGAGCAGTTACAACAAACGTTACAGTAACCCACCCACTAAAAGCAACTATCTCAAGTACAGGATCTGCTACAACAGGTAACGGCTTCCTAGTTGATAATAGAACACTAGCTAGTACAAACACTAGCGAGAAGTTCCACGACGAATCTTTCCGTAAGACTTCAGGCTCTTACGACACCCAAGGTGCAGTCGATGCTGCCGCATCAATCTGGAACTCTCAGAACCACATGACAGGTGGCGGTGCTGCTGGTCACACCGATGGTCTACTCTACTTCAACCAGAGACTTTATAGCCCTGTTGATGGTGACATTCCTGCAAGTGGCGACTTTAGCTCGATTGCCAACACAGAAACAGGACAGCCAGATTACTCTGGCGTAACCGGAACTAGAACTTTCTTCCGTGTTCTCACTAACTCAAGCGGTGTTACCAAGAGAGACATAAAGGTAACTTCTACAAAGAACGCAACTTCTTATTCCAATGCTGCTCTCGATACATCCAACATTCACTTCTACGCCAAGATCCCAGCATCAACAGGCTGGATGGACATTTCACAGGACTTCGTTTACGGCAGTGTTACCGATGGCGATGGTGCTCTTATCGCTGGTGCAGCAAATGATACTGACTCAGGCAACAACGTACACCACATTACATTCGGCACAGCAAGTGTCGCAAACGGCGAATACATCGTTCTAAAAATTGAAGCCGATGAAAGTTGGGCTGGTTACATTTCACAGCTAGATTTCCAACTTGGGGCGACTATAAACACAGCCACTGAAGCGCCAGCCCTCGATGATGTAGATGCAAACAACTCTGGTGTATCTGATGCCAAGTTGTCATTTGGTGCTTCCAACACCATCTCAGGCTACAGCAACGCTACAGGTTCTTCGATTGGGCTTACTGATTATGATTCCAACGATCTGTATTCTCTAAGTGGTGATCGTCGTGGCGTGTTCTCAAGCAAGCCAACCTTGGCTGGAGAGCTAAACGAAGATGTCGGTAGTAATGGTAACAATTACCCTGCAAATGCTTTTAAAGATGCATACACGGGCTCACTTGTTCTAGAAGTCAACGGCACAGAAGTGCATTCCGTAGATTTATCTACTACTCTCAATGCTATTTCTAATGATTTCAACGGCAATGGTTCAGGTTTCAGCGTCTCTTCAGTTGGTTTCAGCACAACGACCGACGACATTCCAGACTACACAAAGCCCTATAGAACAGGTGACTACGAGATCGGAGCAAACGATCAGAACGTTGGCTGGAACTACGCGAGAGTAATTCATAGAATTGGCGGAAGCGACACAACAACAAACTATGTTGAGTGGACCGTTGACACAGATTCTACCACACTATCGACCGGCAGTCTAGAAATTACAAACTTTGGACACACAGATGTTTACTACCAGTCTGGCATTGGTTACTTTGCTTCTCGTCCAACTGGCTCTTATCTATACACAGCACAGAACGTCTACAGAAATGTCTACCAGAATGGAACAGCCGTTTCATTCCCAACTACAACAAACTGCTCTATTACGAACATAAGAATCAGCGGTAGTGGTGTTGCTACGCAAGACACAGCAGCATCTTCTGTTTCTCTTCCTGCCCTTAACGACACAACAAATTGTGAGCAGCAAGACATTCAAGTAACAGGAACAGTCCTATTTGATTCCCTCACCTCGATCTCTGGTGGTCTTGGGTTGTTCACTGATTACGACGTTGCCGTCACATCGAGAGTAATACACCCATTCAAGTCTACTCTCAACACTGACTCTCAGTCAAAGACCTCTTTCATGGTCTACTCTGGCTCTGTTGGCAGCACCAACCTAAACACCGACGAATACTACAACACAGAAACTTACAGAATTATTTCTGGCAACTACGCAACACAAGCCGACATTACCTCATCTTCTAATGTCTGGGATTCACAAAACTCTGTCAACGATGGTGCAACCTATCCTGCCTACAACGACGGCTTGGTTTCCGTAAATGGTTACCTTATCTCCCCATTCCAGATCGGTAATGCAGGCGACACAAGAAACGCTGCTGATGGCGGTTCTCTACAAGCACCACCATCAAACCCCAACTACTCCACTCTATCATCAAGTGTAAGAACAATCTACCGTTACTTCGAGAACAACACGGCAAATGATAGAAGCAGTGTCACGATCACCATGTACGGCTCTGGCTCACTTGTCAAGAAAGCAACCTCCCTCGGTGCAAACGGAAACATCTATCTAGAGGCCAAGATCTCTGGAAAGACCGCTTGGCTTGATGTTGGTACAGCTTACTCAAGCAACAATCCTCTAGTAGATGGTGCTGGTGCTCTCGATGGCGCTGCACCCGGAAACCCAGCAGTTAACATCTCAGCCGGTGGTACATCAGTTGTTTGTAACTTTAATGGCGAGTCGTTGCTTGGAACAGGTGGCGGAACTGAATTGGTTGTACTAAAAATTTCAGCCCATAAAGATTGGATTGGGTATTTATCTAGACTACAGGTGGCATACAGCTAATGGCAGTACCCGGAACAGGCTCGACCAACCAGACTCTAACGTTTGCCGCAGCAAAGAAGCTTGCGGGCAAAGCGCATACCTCTAACCTGAGAGAGATCTACAACGAGACTATTCCGTCTAACGTTCAGATAAATGTTTCTACAATTCTTGGCGAAGCAATTCCTCAGACTGTTACAACCGACACTCTTTATCAAAGGTTTAGTGCTTCCGATGGTGGACCAACAGTAGTAGAGTATGTTGAATTCTACGTTCAGTCTATCGCTGGCACAACTTACGATGCTAATACAGGATCGTTTGGTGATGTTGGTTTTGGTGGTGGTGATGAGGCACAAACATCTGGTCCACACGGCTATCAGCTTGTCCTAACAAGCAGTTACGAAGCAAGCTCCTCTAACCCTGCTGCTGGCACTGGTTTCTTTGTTGATAATCAAGTTATTCATCAAAGTAACGGCGGACTACAACTTGTAAACCCCTCGTTTGGTCCGCAGACAGGAAACAACTACGGTCTCCAGATCTATACAGCACACCCTGATGACGGAGGGTTGCAGATTCCAACAACAAGCCCAATTGAGTGGTCGCCCGACTACTACAATGGCGTCATCTTTGTTCAGGATTATATATCGACTGCTGTTCCAACTTACGCTCGCGGCTTCATCTACATCGGTAAATACACAGACACTCTCATCACAGAAGCTTCTGGATCTGGCGGGTCAATCACAGTAAAGGACGAGGGCTCAGATTTAACTACAAGCCTGTCATCTCTAAACTTTGTTGGAGCAGGCGTAACAGCAACAAACTCTGGCGATGATGTAACAGTAACCATCACCGGCAACACCCTATCAAGAAACGCAATTACATCCACAACAACCTCTTCAGTTAGTAACACTATTCTTGGTATCTCGGCATCTGCTGACTTAGAAGTGCGCTTGCCAGCAGCTTCTGGGTTTACTGATGGACAAAGTTTTATTATTAAAGATGAAGGTGGTAATGCGGATCTTCACACAATCACAATTCTACCCACGGGCGCGGACACAATTGACGGAAGGAATTCATTAGTTTTAGAATCTCCTCATGCAGCTTTGCGGCTTTACACAGACGGATCTTCTAAGTTCTTTATCGTCTAGTAGCTTACATACTATTTATAGATGTAGAGGTATTGGTGTATCTATACCTATACACTTTCCATTTACTTAGGAGGATTTTATAAATGGCTTACAAATTTCAGTTGGGCGTAGCCCGACTAAGTGGTTCAACCACATTTGAAGAAGCTCTCATTGGTGAGAGCACTATTTCTGGTTCAGGACAGCTACAAGGTGCTTCTGTTGCTGTTGACGGCGCTGTCACTGGTGGTTCTTTGACTGACGGTACTGCAACACTATCTTCAGGAGGCTTAACACTTGCTGGTGCTCTTGGTGGTGCCACCACAATCTCTGGTTCTGGTGCTATCTCTGGTGGTTCTGTCTCGACCGATGGCGCTGTCACTGGTGGTTCTTTGACCGATGGCTCTGCAACATTAACCGCAGGCGGTCTAACACTTGCTGGTGCTCTTGGTGGTGCCACCACAATCTCTGGTTCTGGTGCTATCTCCGGTGGTTCTGTCTCAACCGATGGCGCTGCATCTGTTGGCTCCCTTGATGCTAACAGCGGCGGTATTTCCAACGCTGGCGCTATCGCAGGTGCTACCTCAATTGATGGCTCTGGTGATCTAACTATGGGTACCATCACTATGACTGGCTTTACGGTCGATGGAAGCGGGCATCTTTCCGCTCAGCAGATTACAGGATCTATTATTTCTGGTTCTGGACCAGTTTATGGCTCACTTCTTTCAACAGATGGTCTTGTTCAGGGTGGCTCCATTGAGTCTACTAGCACTATCTCTGGTTCAGGCAACATTTCCGGTGGTGGACTTGAAATTGGTGGTGGAACTATCATCACTAACCTTGCTGGTTCTGGTTTGACTGTATCCGGAAATAGCCTAACCGTTTCTGCTAATGCTGTTACAGCTATTACAGATGGCAGCGCCCTCACCGCTGGTATTAACTTCATGACCGCTTCTGCTGATGGTGTAGCTGTAACTCTACCAACCGGCAGTGGACTATCTAACGGAGATACCTTTAGAGTGAAAACAAGAATGGCAGAGGGCGAGACCTTTACCATTACTCGTACAGGTACAGATGTTATCGATGCTACAGAAACTTCTATTACCCTAGAGTCTCCCGGTGCAGCAGTCGATCTAGTCTACATTGGTCTTGGTAGTTTCATCATCCTATAGTATTTTCGATTGCTATTATTTGGATGCCCTCCTTTATGGGGGGCATCCTTTTTTGTATTGACTATTTATTGAGAACATAAAACAAAAGGAATTTTGTATGGCTTATAACGTTATCAAAGGAAATGTTGAGTTCAGCGGACCAACACAAGGCACAATTGAGGACATGGTTGATGACCACTCTGATCAGACTATTGGGGGCACAAAGACTTTCTCCCAAATGGTTACAGCATCTTCTGGGCTCTCTGCCTCAATCTTTTATGGTGATGGCTCACAATTATCTGGTCTCACATCCTCGCCTATTGACACCTACAACTCATCAGGAGATAACAGAGTTCTTACTTCAGTTGATTCTACGACAGTTCAGGGCGAAGCCAATTTGCTATTTGATGGTTCTCTGCTAACCGTAACAGGCGCAATCTCTGCGTCTTCTACTATTTCCGGTTCAGAGTTCTATGGAGACGCTACTGGCTTGACAAACGTTGGGGCAACAAACATAAATCTTGGTCAAGGTCTAGAAGATGATGGAAGCAATAATGTAAGAATCAAGTTGGACACTGCGCCTGCTCTTGCACGCGCAAATTCAGGCGTCAAAGTTGATCTTTCAGGTTTAGGTACAATGACATCTGGAGATTTAGAGATAACAGACACAATGTTAGTTTCAGATTCCGGTGTAAATAAGTCAATAACAATGGCAAACTTGACAACTTACTTTGGTGATGCAATCCCAGATACTTCGCCTGCTGGACTCAATACACAGATACAGTTCAACGATGGTGGTAACTTTGGTGCTTCATCTAATCTAACGTTTAGTTCTAACACTCTTTTCGTAACCGGCTCAACTATCCTAAATGGTACAGCATCAACAGCCAACATAATGCCATTAGCCGACGAGCAGTATGACATCGGTGATACGGATACTCGTTATGAAAATGCTTTCTTCAATTTTATGGACGGAGCGGTTGCATTTACCGGCGTTAACGACGAAGGTGCTGATCTGGTAAAAGGTAATGTTGTTTATCTCAAGGGCGTTTCAGGAAACACGCCCACAGTTGCTCTCGCTGCTTGTGATGATCCAGCCAAGATGCCAGCGTTTGGTTTTGTTGCCGATGGTTCTATCCCAAACGGACAACCAGTTAGAATCGCAACATTTGGTAGGCTAAACGGAGTAGATACATCTGCTTTCTCTCTCGGAGATACACTTTACGTTCAGACTGGTTCTGGTGGCGTATCTGGTAGTTTTACAAATGTTGCCCCGACTGGCTCTGGCAATCTACTACAAAACATCGGCAAAGTTGCAAAGGTCGATGCGTCTGGTCTTATCAGAGTTGGTGGTGCAGGCAGAACAAACGCAACGCCAAACTTAGATAAGGGTTATCTATTCATCGGTAACGATTCGGACCAATCTGTTCAAGACAACACAATCTTTGTCTCTTCATCTCAGAACAGAGTAGGGATAAATACAACAACCCCAGAACAAGACCTAGACGTTAATGGAAATTTAAAAACCCAAGGTTCTGTATTTGTTTCTACTTCGGTCCACACTGCAAGCTATTCCATAGTGATAGGAGACGAAATAGTTATAATGAACAATTCTTCTGTTGCAACCGCTAGTTTGCCAACTATTGGCGCAAGTGATATTGGGCTTACATTGACAATCAAGAGAACAGGAACAGGCGAAGTTCATGTCTCTGGTAGTGACACAATCGATAGTGTTGCAACAAAAGATCTAACACCACAGGGCGCGTTTATGGAAATCGTTGCCGCAGACTTTGGTGGATCAAATTATGGTTGGGCTATTATCGCTAAAAGCGGCTCTTTCTAGTGCGTTTACTATTTATTGTTACTAGTTAGATTGAAAAACTATTATTATAGGAGTTTTTGTTAATGTCTTCACTATTAGAGCAAGCAATTGTAGACGCCAAGGCGTTGAAGGAAGCCGCAATGAAAAATGCGGAAGCCACCATTATCGACAAGTATTCAGAAGAGGTCAAGTCAACCCTCAACCAACTTCTTGAGCAGGATGAGCTTGGTGCCCTTTTAGGTGGTGACGAACCCTCTGCCGACGCCGAAGGCGCTATGGAAGAGGAAGTCAATGCTGACGAGATTGCAGAAGGTGTCCCCGACGCTTTCACAGAAGACGTTGCTGAACTCGACGGCGTAAACGAAGGCGACGAGACAGAGGTTACTGTTGACTTTGCCGAACTTGCCGAGGCTCTAAAGCAACTTCGTGAGGGTGTCGAAGAAGAAACACTAAACGAAGAAGATGAAGAAGAAGCAGACGAAGAGCCAATGGATGAAGAACTCGAACTTGACGAAGAGTCCATCATGGAGATGGTCGCTGCTATGCTTTCCGAAGAAGAGGAAGAAGTCGAAGAGGGTGTTATGAAAGGTCCCACAGGTGATCTCAAGGATGTGCCCGGAAGCGAGGCTGCGAGCGTGGAACGCACGAAGAAAGCGAAAGCCGCCCGGAGACAGAAAGAACTAGAAAGATCTCACTATGGCAAGGGCGGTGACCCCCGACGTAAGGGTCTTGAAGAAGACGAAGATCTTTACGAGGAACTCTCCGATGACATGCTTGATGCAATTATGGAAAAACTTACCGTAGACATGGGTGCTACGCTCTCTGGTTGGGCTGGTCGTTCTGACGACGACATGAAGCACCAGATGGAGCTAGAGATGGCACACCGCCGCAGCACCGAGGTCGCAGAAGAACTCGAAGCACTTAAGAAGGCTCAAGAAGAGCTAGTGTTCGAGAACAAGAAACTAAAAGAAAATCTTTCCAACTACCAAGGAGTAGTTGAATCACTTAAGGAAAACGTGCAGGATGTAAATCTTAGTAATGCGCGTCTCCTTTACACCAACCGCACGCTGAGAAATACCTCCCTGAATGAGCGACAAAAAGAAAGAATTGTCGAAGCGATTTCTAAGGCTGGTTCGGTTGAGGAAGCGAAGACAATCCACGAGACCCTTCAAAGCACAGTGGCGTCCACTCCCCAGAGAGGACCACAATCACTAAGCGAAGCTATCACCCGTCCAACTTCCATTATCCGTGCATCTCGCAAGGAAGAGCCCAAAGTGGATCCTTTCCAAGCAAGAATGCGTAAACTAGCAGGTTTAGAATAAATCAAAAATTTAAGGAGGATTTATAATTATGTCTAGTATTGTTGAAAGATTGACCGAAGGCGTTGTCAATCGTGATATGCGTGCTGAGTCCCACGCTCTTCTTACCAAGTGGAAGAAGACCGGTCTCCTAGAGGGCATTGAGTCCGAGCGTCAGCAGAACTCAATGGCTCGCCTACTTGAGAACCAAGCCAAGGAGCTACTCCGCGAGAGCACCACTCTCGGCGCTGGTTCAGTCGAGGGCTTCGCCGCCGTCGCATTCCCAATCGTTCGCCGCGTTTTCGCTGGTCTTATCGCCAACGATCTCGTCAGCGTTCAGCCAATGAGCCTCCCCAGCGGACTCATCTTCTTCCTTGACTTCACCTTCTCCGGTGATCTTGGTGAGAGTGGCTCCCAGACCGATCGTCTCGGTAACCGTGTTGCCAAGTCAATCTACGGTACCAACCAAGTTGGTTCCGAGGTTGTCGATGGTGTTGATCTAGTTGACGCTACCAACAAGCGCGGCTTCGGTGGACCTCTTCGTGATGGCGCTACCGGCTACGCTTACGCCAGCGCAACTGGTTCAAACAGCACCACTGTTGCAAGTGATACCACCAACGCTGTTCTTAGAACCTTTATACTTGATGGTGCAGTTAGCGATGCTGACAAGAAGAAGATTCAGTACGACCCCGATCTTCTCTCCATTACTGACAGCACCTTTGGTGTTGCTGTTCTTGATGTTTCAACTGCAGATCACGATTCAGCACTCGGTGACCCTGACTTCAACAACCTTTCAGCGTTCGTGCTTGCACCACTCGCTAGAGGTTCAGACCGCGCGAGAACCCTAAGTGATACCTTTATCACTGCACTTGCGAACCACGGTGGTATTACTTCAGGCTCACTTGACACCAACAATGTTGACCAGATCCGTCGTTTGACCACCCGCGTTTCTAATGCAGACAGCATGTTGGCTTCTGATGGCGGCGAAGCAATTCGTTACGTCATTATCGGTGGAAGCTCTGTTGTTACCGCCGAATCGGCTGCTGCAGTCGTTGGTACCACCCTTGCTGCTGCTGACTTTGTTTACCCACTACAGGATCAGATTGATGCTGCTAGCACCGTAGGCGCAGTCGTTGGCGACCTCTTCCCACTTGAGAAGAACGCTGACATTCCAGAAATCGACATCAAGGTCGATTCCATCGCGGTCACCGCTCAGAGCAAGAAGCTCAAGGCTAAGTGGACCCCAGAGCTAGGTCAGGACCTTAACGCATACCACAACTTGGATGCTGAGGTTGAGCTTACCTCAATCCTCTCCGAGCAGATTGCTCTAGAGATTGACCGTGAGATCCTTGCTGACCTCGTTAACGGTGCCACCGCTGCTACCCGTTACTGGAGCCGCGCTCCCGGTCTCTTCGTTGATTCCAACGGAAACGAGCTAGGTGCAACTTCTGCTGCTCCTGACTTCACCGGTACCGTCTCTGAGTGGTACGAGACCCTCGTTGAGACCATCAACGATGTCTCCGCACAGATCCACCGTAAGACTCTACGTGGTGGTGCTAACTTCGTCGTCTGCGGACCCGAGGTTGCCAACATCCTTGAGTTCACCGCTGGCTTCCGTGCAAGCGTCACTCACACCGATGAGAAGGGCTCCATCGGCGCTCTCAAGGTCGGCTCACTCAGCAAGAAGTTTGATGTCATCGTTGACCCCTACTTCCTACGCAACGTTTTACTAGTTGGTCGTCGTGGTGCTAGCTTCCTCGAAAGCGGCTACGTCTATGCTCCATACGTCCCACTACAGACTACCCCAACAATCTTCGGACCAGAAGACTTCGTACCACGTAAGGGCGTTATGACCCGTTACGCGAAGCAAATGGTTCGTCCAGATATGTACGGTCTAGTCGTTGTACGTGGTCTCCTAGGTGAGTCTGGCGCTTGATAGCTAACTAACCCAAACTAAGCCCCCCGCCATAAGGCGGGGGGTTTTTTTATTGTGCGAGGCTTTTAATAAAATACCATACTATTTACTACGAATTCGCGATGTTATACATCGAGTATTAAAGCATATTTAAAAGGAGATTATAATATGGCTAAAGTAGGAAGAGCGGCTTACAACGCTTCTAAAATGAGAGTTGAGACTATCACTCCAACTGCTGATGGTACTACATCAGCTTACACTAAAGAAATTGGAACTGCTGAAACTGGTGAGGTTTACTTTGTAGACATTAGCACATACACAGCTAGTATTAAGTTGCCTACTCCGGTTGCTGGCTATTACTTCAGAATTGTTTTGGCAACAGCTTCCAATAACGAGGCTACCAAAGATCTAATTATCACAACTGGAGATGATGATGTTGATATGGGTGGTTCTATTGACGCTGGAGGCACACCCTTTGAAGTTACTGAAAACACTTCTAAATTGACTTTTGACACTTCCGCTGGTGCCGCAACTGTCGGAGATTACGTTGAATTTCATTGTGATGGTACTGATTGGTATGTTACTGGCATGACATTCAACACCAGTACCATGGCTAAAGCAGATAGCATTTGATAAGAGGTAACTAATGGGTCGTAGAAAGAAAAGAGCGAGACTCCTCGCACGCAAAGAAAGACTTCTGGGTTCCCCGGAGGTCGCTCCTGTTGTTGAGCAAGCACCAGTTGTAGCCGAGGCTGCACCTGTTGTTGAGGAGGCAGCAGTAGTTGCCGCTCCAGTTGTTGAAAAACCAGTTGTTGAAGAGCCAGTTGTCGAAGAGCCAGTTGTCGAAGAGGTGCCAAAGGTTGCAAAGCCTGTTGCCAAGAAAACAACCAGAGCAAGAAAGACAACCACAACACGTAGAAAGACCACCGCAAAGAAAACTACAGATAAAAAATAATATTGCCTCCTTTTTCAATATTCCCCCCTACTCATTGTAGGGGGGGTTTTTGTTTATGCTGTCACTATTTACTACGACTAGGAGGCTCTATGAATGCCCACAAACTTACAACCACTTTCCGAGACTAGCGCAGTAATTCTTTCATCTACTGGTGATCCGTCAGCAGTAGCCGCAGCAGTCCCGTTTGGAATCTACAGTGATTCACAATACTTTCTTACTGGTGCTGCAAAGCAAGTAGATTTTGTTTACAAGCGACTTGGTGGCGATGTTGTTGATATCGAGCTTACAAATGCAAATGTTTATGCTGCATACGAAGAAGCAGTTCTAGAATACTCATACATCCTCAATATGCACCAAGGCAAGAATGTTCTTTCTGATGCGCTTGGAAAGGCTACAGGCACATTTGACCACAATGGCGACAGCCTCTCAGGACCAGATGGCGTAAACTTACAGTATACCAAGATTACCCTATCTTATGCCAACAAGGTTGGTGACGCAATGGCAACCATGGCTGGGTTTGGTGGAACTACTCCAATCTACTCCGCTTCTTTCACAACTGTTAAAAATCAGCAGGACTACGACCTTCAGTCAATTATTTCTTCTGCTTCTGACACAGGATTAGACGACGCGGGTAATGCAGTGCCATACGCTGGAAAAGTTGGAGACTCCAGAGTAATCATTGATAAGGTTTTTTATCGCTCTCCAATCGCGATGTGGCGCTTCTATGGCTACTATGGTGGTATGGGCGTTGTGGGCAACTACTCAACCTATGGCCAATATGCCGACGACTCTACATTTGAAATTGTTCCAACATGGCAGAACAAACTACAAGCCATCATGTACGAAGATTCCCTTTTCACAAGAACCTCCCACTACTCTTATGAGATTATAAATAACAAGCTAAGACTCTATCCAACTCCACGCGGAGAGGATAACTTCGCTGGTTATCTTGATCGTGTTTGGGTTCGCTTTAGGATTACAGACAACTCTTGGGGTGAGAACGGAGACACTAACACAGGCGTAAACGGCGTCAACAACATAAACACACTTCCATTCGATAACATTCCTTATCAGAACATAAACTCTATGGGTAAGCAGTGGATTCGCAACTATGCTCTCGCTTTATGCAAGGAAATGCTAGGACAAATTCGTGGTAAGTTCCAGTCTGTTCCAATTCCCGGCGAGTCTGTTACGCTCAACTATTCTTCCCTTCTATCCGAGGCACAAAAAGAAAAAGATGACCTACGACAGAAGTTAACAGACATGCTGAAGGAAATCGAATACCCAGAACTCGCAAAGAAAGAACAAGAGAAGGTTGTTGCAGCAGAAGAAACTCTTCGTCGCTCACCACTACCTATCTTTGTAGGATAACTAAATGTCAGATAACGAATGGTCTAGACCAGCATCACCACCTCCTCCACTCTTTCTTGGTAAGAAGGAGCGCGATCTTGTCAAGCAAGTCAATGACGAACTTGTAGAAAAGGTAATCGGACAACAGATCCTTTACTATCCTATTGATCTCGAAACAACAAACTTCCACGAGCTTTATGGCGAGGCAATAGAAAAAACATTCCTACCACCCGTAAGAATTTACGCACTCGTTAAGTTTGATAATGAAGACACAACCTACCTAGATTCAGTGGGGATAGATAGCGTTTCACAAATTACCGTCCATTTCCATAAACGCAGACTAACAGAAGACCAAGACGTTTTTGTAAGAGAGGGAGACTTCGTTCTCTATGGAGATCTCTACTACGAGATTATGAAACTCTCAACACAAAGAAAACTATTCGGTCAAGTAAACCAAACATTTGAAGTGTCTGCTCTATGTAAGAGAGCACGCAAGGGACTATTCGATGCTACCTGATAACTTTGATTTCGCACAACTCCCAGAAGACCAGAAAGAGTTTACCCTACAAGAGATAGGGATGCTTGCTTCTCGAATTGAAGACATCGATTATGCGATGATGTCTTGGATTAAAGAAGACCTTGGCTTAACAACATTAACCAATGAAGGCTACAAGAATGTCCCTGTTCTTTGGCAAACACCCGAGCGTACATTTCAAATCAAGAATAACAAAGATCTGCGAGATCCAAATAACAATAATTCTGGTGCTATTGTCTTGCCTGTAATCACAGTTGAAAGAACTACCATAACCAAGGATCCAACTAACAAGGGTGGTTTTCAAGCTCACATATTCTCTAATAAGCGTAATGGCAGGACTGGACGTATGACCATTGCTAAGCGTATTAAGCAAGATAAGACACGAAACTTTGCTGTTGTAAACAATACTCGCACAAACACGTCAGGAACTAGGCAAAAATTCTTCCCGAGAGAGAACAAGAAGGTCGTTATTGAAACCCTTTCAATTCCTATCCCTATCTATGTGAATCTCGACTACAAGATCATAGTCAAGACAGAATATCAACAGCAAATGAACGATCTTACCCAACCCTTCATGACGAGAACAGGACAAATAAATTCATTTGTAATGCGTAGAAACGGACATCTATACGAAGCATTTATCGACCAAGGTTTCAACCAGTCTAACAATGTCGCCAATCTAGGTGAAGACGAAAGACAATTCACCAGCGAAGTAAACATCAAGGTACTAGGATACCTAATTGGTGAAGGAAATAGTGACGACAGACCTATCGTAACTAAAGAAGAGAGCATAGTAGAGGTTGCTTTCCCAAGAGAAACAGTAGTTCCAGCAGGTAACGACAACTTTTTTATGGACTAATCACATCCTGAAGTGTTTTGAGAAACAACAATACTATTTAAACATGATTGATGATGCTTTATAGCATGTTTATTTAAAAAGTGAGGAATACCTAATGCCCGTAAAAAACTTCAAATTTGTATCTCCCGGTGTGTTTATCAACGAAATTGATAACTCATTCCGCCCCCGCAGACCTGACGCTATTGGTCCAGTAGTCATTGGACGCTCTGTTCGAGGTCTCGCAATGCAGCCAGTCAAGCTAGAATCATTTTCTGACTTCCTGACCATGTACGGAGATACTGTTCCCGGTAACGCTGGTGGTGATGTTTATCGTGATGGCAACTACCAATCACCAATGTACAGCACCTATGCAGCCAAGGCATTTCTAAACGCTTCAGTTGCTCCTGTAACTTTTGTTCGCCTTCTTGGCTCAGAGCATAACAGCGCTACCGACGCTGGTAAGGCTGGTTGGAAAACTACTGAGAACCCAGATGCACAGACATTTGCGCAGCTAAACTTATACTTTAGTGGTATGCCATCTGTACACCAACATTTGCAAATAGACGCTGCCGGTGTTGATTACTTAGTCGTTTTCAACGATAGTGGCTCTACTAGTACCACTTTCGACGCTAATAGAACAGCATCAGTCGATGTTGATTCTGTAGATGTTACTACTGTTGCTGTTGGTGATGCTTTGTACACTCTATACAACAGCGCACTCTCAGATAACTATGATGTAATCACTGGCTCTGATGAACAGGGTACAAGAATTAGATCAAAGGTTGGTCTCGACCATGCCAACTTCAATGTCACTACAGCTTCCTACACCAGTGTTTCAAACTTGGTTGTAACTGATGTTGATGGCGCAGGCTTACTAACCGACAACGGCGGTGCTTACGGTCTCTGGGTATTCCCATCAAGCTCCAACGATACTTGTGGAACCGGTGGCGATAACACCGACAATCTTGGTTCAGCGATGCTAGGTGCAGTTTGGTACATGGATCAGGATAGCCAGATTAGACTTTCTGGCTCTCTTGCTAACAGTGGAGTCAAGGCAGAAGGTATCGGTATGGTAATTGAGTCTGATACTAGTGGGCTGTTTACCGCTACTATCAAGGGTTCTAAGGTTACAGGCGATGCTGATGAAAAGTTCTCCTTCAACTTTGACGATACCGACCAGAGATTTATTCGCAAGGTATTCAATACAAATCCCCAGCTTGTTGAAGGAAATTTCTATGAAGGCTCACTAGAGCGAAACTACTGGCTTGGTGAGACATTCGGTCAAGAACTTCGCGAAGGTCAGGATGAAGTTGGATCTATCACTGGTAGCACCGGAGACGAGATTCAGTCCAAGAAAATGTTTGGTGTTATTCTTCCAATCAGAAATGGTTCCAGTGGACCCAACAGCATGAACATCCCAACCCAAGAAGCTCAGACTGGCTGGGTTATTGGTCAGGATATCGGTGATGCTGGTTCTTGGGTACCAGAGCAGGCATACAAGCTATTCAAGCTCAAGGGTCGCGGTCACGGCGAGTGGCTACATAAGAACGTCAAGATTTCAATCGAGAAAATTCGTTACTCTGGTACACAGACCAGCGACTTTGGTACTTTCTCTATTGTTCTTCGCTCACTAACTGACACTGACGCTAACCCAGTTGTTCTAGAGAGATTCGACAATGTAACTCTTGACCCACGTTCACCAAACTACATTTCAAGAGTTATTGGTGACCAGTACTACGAATGGAACGAGTCAGAAAGAAGACTAAGACTATACGGTGAGTATCCAAATCAGTCCAAATTTGTATATGTCAGTGACATCAATGAGGGCAACATTCAGAATGCCAACTCACTTGTTCCATTCGGCTACTACGGTCCTCCCAACTTCACATCAATTACTGATTGGAGTGGTTCTGCAAGCGACGATGCCCTAACTAACAGATACATCGATGCAGCCAACGACTTTGGAGCAGGTTTTGACGGTCTACTATCAGGCTCAACAGGTAACTTCACTGGCTCCCTACTTTGGCCAGCAGTAAGACTACGCCACTCAGCTTCAGATGGTGGTCTTTCCGACCAGACAGACGCTTACTTCGGTATGCAGACCACAAGAACTCGTGGCAGCAGCCGTGGTGACAGATCAGTTCTTGATTACCACAGAAGATGGATTAGTGAGCTTGGAAACTGGGGTAGCGTTGCAGGTGCTGTCCAGCAAGATTACATCTTCACTATGGATGACATTATAACCGGAAGCGTCGGTGCCTTCTACTCATCCGGTTCACGCGCTACCGAGACAAGCTACACTGCTCAAGCAGGTAAGACCTATAAGGATCTTATTGACCTTGGTTACGACCAGTTCACAATGCCTCTTTGGGGCGGCTTCGATGGATTTGACATCACCAAGCCAGACCCACTATACAACGCTGGTATGACTGCAACTGCCACAGATACTACAAGCTACATCTACAATACTTACAAGCGCGCTATTGATACAGTTGCTGACCCAGAGTTTGTAGATATGAACTTGCTAGCAATTCCCGGTCTAACTAAGGAAGGTCTAACTACACACATGGTTGATGTCTGTGAGGCACGCGCTGACGCTCTTGCCCTAATCGACCTCCCCGGTGTATACCTCCCAGCCCACGAGCAGTACGAAGCAGATATCAAGGATCGACAGACCAAGAGTCCATCACAGGCAGCAAACGAACTTCGTACTCGCCAGATTGATTCATCCTACGGTGCTACATTCTACCCATGGGTACAGACTGTAGACGAGGGTACAGGTCAGGCACTTTGGGTACCACCTACTGTTGCCATGATGGGTGTTCTTGCAAGCTCCGAGAGATCATCACAAATCTGGTTTGCTCCAGCAGGCTTCAACAGAGGTGGCCTCTCCGACGGCGCAGCAGGTATCCCTGTCACTAGCGTCTCACGCAGACTAACCTCCAAGGAGCGCGACGTTCTTTACGAAGCACGCATTAACCCAATCGCCAGCTTCCCAAGCACCGGTATCGTAGTGTTCGGTCAGAAGACCCTACAGGAGCGCCCATCTGCTCTAGACCGCATCAACGTGCGTCGTCTAGTCATCTACCTCAAGAAGCAGATCTCCATCCTTTCTACTCAGATTCTCTTTGAGCAGAACGTACAGGCAACTTGGAACCGCTTCAAGGGTCTCATCGAGCCATTCCTTGCAAACGTCAAGACTCAGTTCGGTATCACTGATTACCGTCTCATTCTAGACGAGAGCACCACAACACCTGACCTTGTAGACCAGAATGTTGTGTACGCTAAGATTATGATTAAGCCAGCCAGAGCAATCGAGTACATCGCTATCGACTTCATCGTTGCTTCAACTGGTGCATCATTTGACGATTGATAAATGGGGGCTTTTGCCCCCACCTACTACTTATTTATGAATACACAGGAGAACCTAAAACATGCCATTCTGGTCAACTAATTTCGGACAAAACTCTACTCTAAAAGATCCAAAGCGCAACCATAGATTCATCGTTGAATTTGGTGGCGTTGCTGCTACCCCCGGTGGTGCTGTAGCTTGGTACGCCAAGACTGCTGCAAAGCCTTCATTCACCATTGCAGAAAATGAGCATAAGTATCTAAACCATACTTTCTACTATCCCGGTGGTGTAACTTGGAATCCTGTTACAATTACCATGGTTGATCCAGTTGATCCAGACATGACTGCTACTTTCTCTGACATTATTGTTAACGGCGGCTATGCTCCCCCAACTGATGTTACGACTCTTGGTACAATGTCAAAGGCCAAGGCAGCTACTTCACTTGGTCAGGTTACCGTTACCCAGATTGACTCCGATGGTAACGCACTAGAAACTTGGACTCTTTGGAACCCCTTCATTCAGGACATCAAGTATGGCGACTCACTAGATTACGGTAACTCCGATCTAACTGAGGTCTCTATCACCCTTCGTTATGATTGGGCAAGAGTCGAAACCGCTAGCGATTCCAAGAAGGCTGGTTCAACTGGTCAGAGAGAATTCTTCAAGGTATAATTTAGACAATATAAAACGCGAGGTGTAAATTGTCAAGAAATCAGGATCGCCTAGGCGGCGTTCAACAGCCTGACACGAGCCCCCCACCCCAGCAGGGTGGTGGGGGTTTCTCGTTTGTAATTCCCACAGAGTTTGTGGATTTACCATCCCAAGGTCGCTTTTATCCACAAAGACACCCACTACATGGGAGAGAATCAATTGAAATCAAGCAGATGACTGCGAAGGAAGAAGACATTCTCACTTCCAGATCTCTACTAAAGAAAGGCGTAGCTGTCGATAGATTAATCGATAGTATCGTAGTGGATAAAAATATATCTACCAAGGACCTGCTTATTGGCGATAGAAACGCTATTCTAATTGCAGCTAGAGTTTCTGGATATGGTAGCGAATATAAAACACAAGTTCAATGCCCTGCGTGTGAAACAAAGCAAAAGTATGCATTTGATTTGAATGATGCTACCATAGAAGAAGGTGGGGTAGGTGATGATACTGATACCATAGATAATGGTGACGGAACAATTACTTGCTTCTTGCCAAAAACAGATGTAAAAGTTGTTGCAAGATTACTAACTGGCAGGCACGAACCAAACATAACAAAGGTATCAAAGTCTGATCAAATTATCTCTAAGCAATTAGAAGCCATTATTGTTAGTGTTAACGACGACCGGTCTCATAATGCTATCAGATATGTTGCCAACAATATTCCTTCTATGGATTCTAGATATCTTAGAAATGAATTAAAGAAGGCAACACCTAACATTGATCTAACTCAGGAGTTTTCTTGCGAAGAGTGTGGACACACGCAAGAAATGGAGGTGCCGCTCACGGCGGACTTTTTTTGGCCTGACCGAAGAGTATAGTGAAGCAATATACGAACAGATTTTTTTCTTGAAGCATAGTGGTGGCTGGAGTTTTTCTGAAGCTTACAGCCTGCCTATAGGGCTCAGAGACTGGTTTGTTCAGCGGACTATCAAACAACTTGAGATGGAAGCAGAAGCAGTCAGAAATGCTTCACAGGGTGGAAGTGGAAAAACTCAAACTTTGACAGCTAACAACCAGCCAAATATGATTAAGACTTTCTAGACTGGCAGCTTGGGCTGCCTTTTCTTTTTGACACCAGCCTATTTATAGAGAGAGGTACTATTCTATGGCTGATCCTTTTGGAGGCGATCCTTTTGACCCCCCGGCACCTGACCCGACGTTAGAGCGACTTCGGGGACTTGCTAATGAGTTTTCTAAGCTAAAAAGAGAACTTGAGGATACTGGTACCCAAACAATTGAGAATTATAAGCAGGCTGCTGGTGAAGCCACAGAGCTTGGTAGACAATTAGATAGAGTTCTTGAAAGCAGAAAAAAAATTCTATCAACTCTTAACTCTGAAATTGAAGCTTTAGAAAAAGAGGCAGCAACATCTTCAACAATTGAAAAGAAACAAGAAGCTAAAAGAAAACTTATCCAAAAGCAACTTGAGCTTGAAAAAGAAAAAGCAAGACAATATTCTGATCAAGCAGAAAAACTAGAAGAAATCAACAAAAATCAAGAAAAGCTAAATAAAAAAGTAAAAGAGAATACTGACCAGCAAGAAAAAGTAACAAAAGAACTACAAAAACAAAAAGAAGAAACTGATCAATTAAAAAAAAATCTAGATGCTATTGATAATAGTTTTTCTAGTGCCCTTAGTTCCATTAAAAGGATTGCATCTGGAGATATCGCTGGAGGACTCAGAGGTGTCGCTGGCGATATGTTTGACATAGCCAAAGTAATGGCAAAAAGCAAAGAAGGTGAAGGAGGATTTTTATCAAAAATTCTAGATCCAGTTGGAAGCATAGCCAAGGGTCAAATGGAGAAATTAAGTAAAGATCAGGCAAGTCGATTAGCTAAAATGTCTGGTGACTCTAAATCAGTTGCTGGTGCAGCTTCAGAAGCCGGAAAAGCCGCCGAAGCAGCATCGAGTTCAGTTGAAGCAGTTGGAACTGCCGCAGAAGCTGCCGCTCCCGCATTAGAGGCAACTGGCGCTGCAACCGTTGCTACTGGAGAAGCAGCGGCTGCAGCAGCACCCGCAGTTGCAGAAGCAGGGGCAGCAACGGGAGCGATGGGTTCATCTGCAGCAGCAGCAGGAGCTTCCGTTACGGGACTTACTGTTGCAACTGGTGGACTTATACTCATAGTTATCGCTGTGGCTGCTGTGATTGCTGTTGCAATTGGTTCTTTTGTTCTTTTGGCAAAAGAAATAATCACATTCAATATGCAACTATATGATGCAAACAAGCTTATACAAAGAACAACATATCTGAGTGAAGAAAACTCGAAAGCTTTGTTGGCAAACGCCAATGATATGAGAGCACTAGGAGTAACAACAGAGGACATGGTTGCAGCAACACAGGCTTTGGTAACTGGCTTCAAAGATTTTACTAAACAGACCCCAGAAAACCAAAAAGCTTTAGTTGAGTTTACCGCAGTTATGAACCGTCTTGGTATGTCTGCAGAGGCTACAGCAAATAGCCTTGTCATGATGACTAAAGCCATGGGATTTAATGTTCCTCAAGCTACAGAACAAATAAGAGAACTTGAACTTTTGGCAAGAGACTTGCAGATTCCATTTTCCGAATTAGGTCAATCACTTAATGATAATCTTGGATTTATATCAAAGTTTGGTAGAGAAGGCACCGAAGTATTTAAAGACTTGGCTATCGCCTCAAAGAATAGCCAAATAGAAATTGGAAGACTCGTTGCAATAGCTAGACAATTTGATACTTTTGAGGGCGCAGCCTCTACTGCTGGAAAACTAAACGCTGCTTTGGGTGGTAACTTCCTTAATGCAATGGAAATGATAACAACAACAGATCCCGTAGAACGACTCAAGATGATTCAGCAAGCAATTTTGTCAACCGGGCTGTCTTTTGATGAAATGGAATATTACCAACAAGAAATGCTTGCAGCGTCTTCTGGGCTACAAGATGTATCTGAATTGGCATTGGTCATGAGTGGCAATTTTGATTTAGCTGCAGATAGTGTTAAAAAAACTTCAGACGAATATGTCACTGCAGAGAAAAGAGCACAAGAGTTACAAGGCTTTATGGAAAAACTTGAAAATACGTTTTATAGTTTATTGCCTTCATTAAAAGAATCATACCATGTATTTGATGAAATTGCTGAGCAACTCTCAAACGCCCTAAAAGATCCAAAAACACAAGAGGGTATTAAAGAATTTGCAAATAATTTATTTGAACTGGCACCACTTGCTTTAGAAATATCAAAATCTTTTGGTTTGATGCTAAAAGGAATAATTATTTTTGCAAAGCTTGGTTATTATCTTCTTGCTCCTTTTATTGCAACTTTAGAAAAAATAATGGGTATTTTCAATTCTATCGCTGGCGGAAACTATGCAGAAGCGGCTGTCTATTCAATTCAGCTATCCAGCCAGATGATGCCCGTTGTAGGAGGTCTAGCATCTGGAATGCAAGGAGCGTTTGCTAACGAATTTGATCTTGAATACGCTCCAGCGCGTACCTCGGGTGAAGAAGCAGGTTACAATATTATGCAAGCTATGGGAGTTGGAAATAACGCACAGGTTAATGCCGCTGCTGCCAATGCTGCAGCGGCAGCCGCTGCTCAAAATGGCGCTAACTCAAACGCCGATGTTGTTGCAGCGATCGACCGCAGCACCCGCGCCATAGAGGCACAAAGAACGTCTTTCAATATAAAAGCCACTAATGACACCACCGTCAACGTAGAAAAACAATTACGGCAGGACGGGTAATTGAATTGAGAATAAGGAAAAACAATGACATTTGACGTTAGAAAATATAAAGACGATGGACAATTTTTAATTGATGGCTCCGATGCATTAGCAAATAACGGTCAAGTAATATCAGTTAGAAATGAAAGAAATGGAGCGTCTGTATTCTTCAAAGCTTTTATCACAGCATTTAACGATACTTTTAGCCCTAACTACACACCTACCGAAGTATTTGGTAGAACTGATCCAATATATCAATACAAAAACACAACAAGATCAATAACTCTTGCTTGGAAGATTCCTGCTGCATCTGAAAGCGAAGCGTTTGAAAACCTTGATAAAGTTCAAAGTTTTTTACAAATGCTATATCCATCTTATACTGATGCCAACGATGCCCTAACTCTTTCAGAAACTCCGCTTGTTAGAATAAAAGTTATGAACTTAATGCAAAAATCAACTTCAAATAGAAAAACTGGGAATCTTGGTACAGGCACTGATTCTTTTAATGAATATATAACAACCAACAACTCTAGTAATGGTCTTTTGGGAGTAATAACAAGCTGTACTGTTAACTACAACTTGGAAGGCACTGATGGTGTTTTTGAAAAAGGATTAAATCCAGACGGTGTGGGCGGAGTTAGAACCACAATTCTTCCAAAATTAATCGATGTTAATCTTAGTTTTAGCCCTCTTCACGAAAAAACTTTGGGATATGGAACAGGAACTAGCATAGGCGGTTTCCCATATGGTTTAACAAATAAAAGAAGTGAGAATTTTTTGGATGATGTTGCCGTTGGATTCGCTGAACAAAGACCCGGTGGACGCTTGGGTGGTCCTCCCGAACTTTCAGAACTAAAAATACCTCCCAGTGAAAGACCTCGCGGGAAGTCTCTTGAAGAACTGAGAGAAATCAAAAAAACTCTTGAAGAAAAACGCCGCACTGCCTCCGCAGCACAGCAAAAATCAGACAAAGCGCGAGCTGCTGCTAGAAGAGCAATGAGAAGAATGGCAAAAGGAAAAAAGGTAAACGAAAAACAAATAGATAGAGTAGCCGAAAGCCTTGAAGCTAGTTTTGAGGCTATTGGAGATGCTACCGATTTGGCGGAATATGAAGTTGAATACGAGGATTTACTAGGATAACACAATGGCTGGGAAAAGAAATAGAACAACACCAACTATCGTCAATGAAATCGAACACTACAAAGAGTTGTTTGAGCGCAGAGGTGTAAAGAAAATAACCCACCTTGCAACGCCAATATTCAGACACCCAACAATCAGTGAAAGAGCGGATATAAATACTGCTGGTCATATATGGGCATATGGTGATAGATTTTATAAACTCGCTCATCAATACTACGGCGATGCAAGATATTGGTGGGTTATTGCTTGGTGGAATGGGCACCCTACAGAAGTGTCTATCAATACCGGAGATTTTCTAGATATTCCTCTTGATTTAAACGCGGCTTTGGATGTCTTGGAGTCTTCAGATGTCGAATAAAGTATTTACTGTTGGCGAAAGCAGTACAGATAGAACTGCTGCCATGAAAGCGTTTAAAGAAGAGTTCAGAAAACGACACGAAGCTGCAAATTGGGAAAGTCTTGTAGATGGATTAGATTTAAAAGTATCGGGATATGAGACAAAGCCCAGCTTTGATGATTTTTGGGACCTCTACGAGGAATCTGGTGGTGTTATATCTCCATTTGCTAAACAAAGATCTTATCTAATTCTTGCCGATAGTGCCTTGTCTCTTAAAGACTTAAATGAACAAATAAATAAAATCATCAACAATCCAAGTATTGGTTCTGGCTATGAAGAAATTAAGAATTTAATGTTTCAAGCAAGGGCTGAAATAGCTGCCAATGATGGCATGGGGGAGCCAACAACTCCTTTGGAGCTTAAAGTTGTCTCGTTATTTGAACAAGCAGAATCAAAAAATCCTACTTTTAGCACCAAGCTTGTCAAAGAAATTTTTGATATTTATATCACTAGAAGGAACTTTCTTTTAAATTACTCAGACGGTCAATATAACACAGAATATGTAATGGCAGTAAAAAGTCTGGGTTCCCCAAAGCCTTCATCAAGTCTCACTGATACAGAGCGGATAGCATTTGCTGCCGAGGGGCGTTCAACAGGATACGGTACTGCTGCTAAAGCTGCCGCAGGAGATGCAGCAGCAGTTAAGAAGATGTCAGAAGCTGCTCGTGCCGATGCAGAGAAAAATCAGCAACAGGCAGATGCTTCAGAGGTGCAGCGACTTTCAGAAGATGTTGTATTTTTTGAGCAGTGTTACATAACTTCAATATTAAAAGATTTGGTAGATAAAAGACTTGAACCAGACGAAGCCTTACCTTTGCCATATATCGAAAAATCTGGTAACAGACCAATTTGTTCTAAAGGCTCTGGTTTTGGTTATATTAATTCACTTGCAGTTAGTAAAAACCAAAAGGCTTTATTTGGCTTACGAGAAAAAGATCTTTCAGCAATAGTTCCGGGTATAAAATTATATAAAGTAATACCAACTGATAAAGGCTTAGATCAGCAGATACCAATAAATTTTGACACTAATGTGGCAAATGATTTAAATTCTTTTATTTCAAGAAGAGGAGACCAACAAGGCGGTCGTGGGCTTGGTGTTGGTATGAAAAGTTTTGATTTTGTATATGATGGAATCAGTCCTTTCGGAGCTAAAAGATCAATTTCAGCGAAGCTGGTTTTATATGCCACTTCTTTCTCCGATTTACTGCGAGAAAGAGATGATGGAAACGGAAATAAATTTAGATATATTGATTTGGCATTAAAAACAGGGACAATAAATCCTGCTAAAGTTACGACAGAAGAAGAAAGAAAAAATGCTGACCTTATAAATTTTAGAATTAAAGTTGTAACTGGCTGGGGTGCTGGAGCTTCAAAAGAAACAATCAGAACTTTAGGTGAAACGGTAAAAGACGCACTTTATGATTCTTCAATTAGTATGTATTTAAACGCTGTGAATCATACATTCGATTTTGATGATACTGGTGCAGTGACTTTTTCGATTGATTACCAAGCCTACATGGAAAATTATTTTGGAACTCAAGAATACGATATTTTTGGTTCTATGGGAATTGAAAAACAAATAAGAATGTTGTTTTTAGATCACTTCTCACAACTAGGGTGTACTCTACAGACAAATCCACAATTTAAGGCTTTTACGGCAGCAGATGAGCAATTTGTTCTTCAATCTAGAAGAGAATCTTTGGCTTCAATTCACAAAAACCTAACAGAAAAAGGCAAAACTAAAGTTGTTACAATACCTCCTAGTGAGCTAATAAAGTGGTACAAAAATCCCACAGGATACAACTTGTATGAAGATGGACCTCCACCTCCCCCTGCTCCTCCGGTAACACCTTCGGAAGGCTCAGCCCCCGCAGCCTCAGGATCTCCTACTCCTGCTCCTGAAACAAATGGATCAAATCCTGCAACGCCAGATGCGCCTCCTATAGGTAGCGATTCAATTTTTACATATTATTATCTTGGAGACATACTAGAAATAATAATGGATAACATTAGCGAAAGTTTAGAAAACAAGACTTTTGATACATCTGAATATGTTAAATTTATTAAAGAGCAGGGTGGAGACGGCAAATTAGATTCTGTAATAGAAAGTGTAAGAGAAACCTTTAATAAATCAAAAAATACTATCATTACTAGAAAACTTCAGTTTGAAAAAGCTAGAATTTTGCTTGGTCCTTTAAATTTAATTTTAAATAATACTGCTGCACAGCCAATCAATTGCTCGCTTGGGGATATCCCAATAAGTCTTAACTATTTTTTATCATTTCTAGATTCAAAAATAAACACAAGAAACTTATCAAATTATCCGTTTTCAAAGTTTATACATGAATTAATAATGGAACTTTTGTTGACATTTTTGAACTCCTCTAAGTGCCCAAGCTCAACAAAGTATAAAAAAGTCAAGTTAAATAATACAGTGGTAACTGCTTACAATGTTTTACCACCAGTAAGCGGTTCAAAAGATGATTTAACAACTCTTATTATAAATAAAGGTATGGAAAAAAACTATTTTGATCATAAAAAAGCAGATCCTGCGGATTCATATCCAATATTGGCAATTTCTGGTCCAAAAAACGATCCGAGAAACCAACTAGATATTGAACATATGATAAATTACAATATATTTTATGCTGGGTCAGCCTCACCCGAACAAGATTACACTGGAATTAGGTCTGTGGATGAAGATAGATCTGTGTTCCATTACACTTTAGGAGAGGATAAAGGGATTGTCAAAAACATTGTTCTTTCTAGAACAGATGCACCGTACTTAAAAACAACAAGGTTTGAGCAAGAAGGCTATGATGGTTTAACACAGTTGAGAGAAGTTTACAATGCAAGTATAGATACTTTTTTCAATCCTCAGACTTTTCCCGGTACTATGATTTATATTGAACCAAAGGGCTTTGATCCAACAGTCGCTGCAGATGAAGATTTAACAAAGTATGGCATTGGCGGCTATCTAATGGTTATAAAAAGCACTAATTCAATCAAGCCCGGTGATGGCAATACACAAATTATTGCTCAATGGGTGGCTAGTGCAGATGGATCATACGAGAAAAACAAAATAAAAACAAAGCGTAAAGATGTGGGCGCCGAGGCTGTCAATAAATGCACAGTTTTCTCTGCTGGTATCAGTCCATCAACTGCAGCCGGTGGTACAACCGCAGCACCGGCTGCTACAACTGCTGCAACAACAGGTGACCCTTCCACAGCATCAGAGGCGGAATAAAATATGTCTTTTTTCTATAAAGAATCAAATAATGAAAGCACAAGAAATTTGTATGATAAAACTGTAATTTATAAAGATACTCTTTTTGATATATCTCAAAATTACTCTTGCTTAGTTAACTTCAACTTTGCTGAAAAATTAATGTATGGAAAAGTAAATAGAAATTTTGTATCTATGCAAGCAAGAGATTCCTTAACTGTATTTAAAAGAATTGCAAACACAGATGGCGCTAGTTCTAACTTAAGAGTCATGGGATTTGTACACGATGCTTTTTTTGATTTAAGTAGGCAGTTTAAAAAAGCAACACAAATACGAAGTATTAGGCTTAATGATCCATATCTGACAAACTTAAAGGCATTTGATGCTTACCAGACACATGATACAGCCTATTCTCAATATGTTGCGCAACTTATTCAGGGCATGACGACTTTTAGAAATCAAAGAAATTTTGAAATTTACGACTTTGAAACATTTATTAATTTTGTAGAAAGTTTCTGTAATAATTCTTTATCACATTATCCTTTGACAAAAACAGGATTTATGAAAAGTAAATTTAATCCTATGTTGACAAATGGTATCACAATTGAGATAGCAGATTTATCTTACGAGAACGATCAACAAAAAATAGACGCATTTATAAACTCTCCAAACTTTGAGTATTATCTAAATGCTTGTAATTCTTTTGGTTTTATGGTAGATATGTTGGCTCCTTGGAGAATAGTTGCTGACTTAGACTCAGAGGCAATGCAAGCCTATGCAGCAACCTATGGTTATAACTCAACTGATGAAATCATTACTTTTGCTTACACACGAACTGAATATAACTACTATCAAACTTTCAAGCAACAATTATTAGCATTATATAATTCCTTATCTTATTCAACAATGAGTTATGATGAGTGTTCTGGAGGTGCTAAAATTACTAATCCTAAAAATTATACAATAGATCAAATTAATAATTTATATAATGAAAGTTATTTTATTAAATTATATTGTAAATTAAGATTTTTAGAAGAAGAAACAAAACACCTTCAAGCCACTCAAGATCAGATTATAACCGATGTGGTAAATTTGTCAAGTGCTAAAAATATACGAGAAGCACTAAGGCAGTTTGAGATTTTTATCTCTCAACCATTTGACTACCGAGGATCCTTGAGTTATGTTGTTAAGGCACAAAGACTACGAGAGGACACATGATTTTCCAGACACTTGACGACAAGTCAGAATGTGTCGGTGTTTATGTTGACGGAAAACTTCATTTCGACAGCATCCCTAGCGGACTGACCAAGACTTGGAAGTACACTGGCTCTGTTCAGGACGACAGAATTGAATATGCTTGGCTTTATACTGGAGGTAATAACCTCCAAAGTGCCTGCCCTGAGTATTTAAAGGGAGAGTTGACAGAAATACAGAAGACTTTCAAGGCATACCTGAAATCATTTCAGATTGCTAAAATCAATCTGCATGATAACTGCTTCTTTGATCTCGTCCCATCAGATTTCTTGATGGAGTTCTGCGAGATTCGTAACAAGATTACCCAACACGTCTTCGACACTTATGAGAAACCAGCGAACTACGATCATCTTGATCGTATCTACAAATTGCTTCACAAGATCCGCTATCAGCGTCTCAAGATCAACGCCGATGGCTGCCGCCATCTAATGACTACGACAAGCGACCGAGAAGACATCAAAATGCTCATAAATCGTAAGTCACCCTACGTTGACTATAACCTTTTTGGAACGGTTACAGGGCGTCTGACGACCAATAGAACAAGCAATCCAATCCTTACCTTGAAGTCCAAGTTCCGAGAACTAATCAAGCCAACAAACGACTGGTTTGTCTCTCTTGACTACAATGGAGCGGAGATCCGAACATTCTTGGCTCTGTCTGGACACCAGCAGCCACAGGAAGACATTCACCACTGGAACATGCGGCATCTTTATGCTAGCACACCTGTCGATCGTGACGAAGCCAAGGTAATGTTCTTCTCGGCGTTCTACAACAACAACGACATGTCTCTCAATGGTTCCGTCTACAACCGAGACAAGGTTCTGAACGAGAGTTACAAGGATAATAAGGTTACTACTCCATTTGGGAGGGAGATTGAGGTGGATGAGAGACGAGCGTTCAACTATCTCATTCAGAGCACGACAGCAGATCTCACACTTGACCGCGCTGTTGAGTTGGATAAGGCTTTGAGAGGCACAAAGTCACACGTTGCGTTCATTGTTCACGACGAAATCGTTCTGGATCTACACGACGAAGACAAACACCTTGTTCCGCAACTAAAAGAAATCTTCCAGAACAACAAACTTGGTAGTTTTATGGCAAATGTGAAGGCTGGAAAGAACTATGGGAAACTTAAGGAATTGAAATTATGATTTCGCTGATAGGCATAGGCGAAGCAGGCTGTAATGTGGTCTCTCTGTTTGAGGATCATAAAGAATATAATTGTTTTTTGTTCTCGGAAGGTCAGGAGAACACAAAGTACACCAGAAAGCTACCAAGAGTAGCAAAAGCAGAGGATTGTGAGGAAGAGGCACCTACACTATCCTCTTATAAGACGAAAGAAGCGATACAAGACAGGGTTCAAGTGTTTCTTTGCGGGTCATCATTCTCAGCAAACTACACACTTGCTATTCTACAGCAGATAAGAGACAAGAAGATAGACATTTTCTACATTAGACCGGACGTAGACCTACTGATTGGAGAGTTACGGCTGCAAGAGAGAGCAATTTTCGGCATTCTACAGGAGTATGCCCGCTCTGGATTGTTTAATAGTTTCACTATCTTCTCCAATCCAGCAATTGAGAAGACAATAGGCGAGATCCCAATAAAAAAATACTTTGAGGCTATTAACAAGAGCATTTATTACGCTGTTCACTACCTCAATGTGTTTGATCACACAACCCCGATCGTAGGCAACTTGACGAAGCCTTCAGAAGTGCAGAGAATCCGCTCTGTAGGCATGGTTTCGATAGACAAATTAAGTGAAAATTGGTATTACAAATTAGAGGAAGATCGCGACGTAGCGTACTATTTATGTATAGCCAGTAGCCGCTTGGAAACGGATGGAAAACTCCATTCCCGAGTGGTCGAGAGCCTAAAAAACAAACCCCGAAACGCATTCAAAAATGTGACTTATGGAATCTACGAGTCACCCTACGAAAGCGACTTCGGATTCTGCGTGGCTCACACAAACTTCATTCAAGGACAAAAAACCACTTGACAGCACAGGCTGATCACGTTACTTTATAACTTGAGCAAGGGGAAGCTCTCAGACATACCCCAAGAAAATACGCTTGACAGGACTTGGAGAGCGTGTTACATTCAGATGGTGAGGAACGCTCATCATACTATAGCCCAACACAAGGAGATTATTATGGGAATTAACATGGAACTAATGCGGAAGAAGCTAGCCGCACTTCGTGGAGAAGGAACTAGCGACAAGACCTCTGTCTGGTTCAAGCCAGACGAGGGTGACACGGACATCCGAATTGTCCCAACTGCGGATGGAGATCCGCTAAAGGAAGTCTTCTTCCACTACAACATTGAAGGACACCGCGCTGGTGTTATGTGTCCAAAGCGCAACTTCGGTGAGGCTTGCCCAATCTGCGAGTTTGCTTCACAGTTGTGGCGTGATGGAACCGAGAACAACGACGAGGAGACCAAGAAGCTTGCAAAGTCCCTCTTTGTTCGCACTCGCTACTTCTCACCCGTGGTTGTTCGCGGTCTTGAGTCCGAGGGAGTAAAGGTCTATGGCTACGGCAAGACCGCT